CTGGCCAGCGGTGCCAAGCTGGCCCGGCGGCGGTGCCGGCAGGCTAGGTTCCACCAGCTACAGGCCTCGGCCCGGCCTTGGGCTATGAGGATAACTGCCTGATCCACGAAGCTGCGAACCCGCACCTTATCCTTCTCGTCCAGCCATGCCAGATCATCCAAGTCGGTAGCCACCGCCATCAGCTGCCCGTTCTTCTCCGCCTCGTCCGGGTGCTTGATGGGGCCAGCCACCTCGCGCGGCTCAGTTAGGGTGTGCACCCCCAGCTGAAGGATCTGCAGATCGGTCGTGGGCGAGGCGACGCGCACGGGCTGCGTCCCGCAAGCCGACAGGCACAGCAGCAGCGTCCCAAGTAGCAGCAGCCGCATCAGTTGACAGGACGTTCTGATATTGTGTTGCATAAGTATCCCTCGCTTGATGAACGGTGATTTCCACCTTCTGCGCATCCTGCGTCGCGGCGGAAAGGTTAGAGGTGACGGCGCTGGTAGCCTTTGCCGTCTCCGACAGTGTGGTCACTGTGGCCGCGTTGACGTGGGCGGCGTTGTACCAGCTCCACACGACGTAGATTAGAACGCCGAGTACGATGGCTAGTATGAACGCCAGCACCGCCTTCGCTTCCTCCTCGTATTGCTTCAGAATGATCATGGTCCCTCCTAAGGGATGGGTTGATCGCTAGCCCGGCGGCGTGGCACCACGTCGGGCGCGTGTTTGTAAGAGCCGCTGATGTAACGCCACCACGGCGGCATCCCCGGTGTCGTGAGCCACGTCAGCGCGAATCCCCACACCATCGCGAAGGCGCAGCCCCAATAGAGCCACCGAAGATGGAAGTGGGCTGACCACACTGGTTCCAGAAGGAAGCCGGCACTGGCCGCACCTGTGAGCCAGAAGCCGACGCGGCGGACGTTCCAGTGCCAGTTCTTCAAGCGCCAGCCGATGTCATTGGCCCGTACGAGCGCGGTGACGGCTAGTATCAACAGCGCGGGCAGCATTGCGAGATAGACTTGCAGTGTGAACATAGCGTTACTCCTTCTTCTTAAACGGACTGAAACGGTTGATGAGCCACGGCACGAGGTTCTCAGAGAACGCGGGCCACAGCTTACGCATGGAAGCCGACAGGATGATAGCGAACCCGGCTAGCTTGGCGGGTTCGATGGTCCAGTGCAGTATCCACGGGATGAACGACGTGCCGGCAACCGCGATGACGGTGTAGCCGAACGCATGGCCGAACAGCTTACGGCGTGGCTCGATGGGGTCACCGAGGGAGATGCCGGCGATGGTGCCTAGTACGGATGCGATGACGATCGGCACGGTCGCCCCCGTGAACGAAGTGGTCAGATCCACCGTGAACACCGATCCGGCGGCTGCCGTGATGACACCCGCCGCAAGGGCGAGCAAGCTGCCCAGCGGTGACGAATAGAGTTTCATTGGCGCATCCCCTCTCTGTTGTGTTTGTTAATCGTGCAGGCCGGGGAAGTAGTGAGCCTCCCCGTTGACGCGATGCGCCGTGAGCTGTTGCGCGCGCTGCGGCCCGGCGCGCTTGTGGCTAACGTGAACCCATTGGCCGAATTCCATGATGACTTGATCGTACGGCACGCCGATGCTGACGAGCAGCCGGGCCAGTGCAAGCGGTGCCATGCCGTGCACGTTGATGTCCGCGGCTTCACCCTTGCAATGCTGCGACGTGGACGCACCACCGATGAGGCGGTTCAACGCCGGCGGGCGATAGCCGCTGGAGACGATGATGGGTTGGCCGACAGCGAGGCGCAGAGGATCGAGCACGTTGAAGCACAACGCGCGCAGGTTGGACTTGATGTCCCCGCTCGGCGTCATATCGATACCCTTGCGCGCGGCAGCCTGCGACACCAGCATTTCATCCAACGAGAAGTAACGGCTCAACATCATGGCACGGCTCCTTACAGTAGATCGGCGAGGTTAGCCACAGGCCCGGCATGGGCAGCGGCGGCGATGTTTGTGCGGATGCTGCTGTGGTCGCGCACGGTCTTGTCCAGCGGGTGGTTCGGCCATTCGGGGTCTTCGCCGAGCACCGTCAGCAGCATGAAACGCTGAAACGCTGCCATGCCGCCAATCTCGTCCACGTTGGCGGTGTCGGCCGAGCGCGTGTAGTACGACTCCACCACCTGCCCGGCTGCGTCAACGAACGTGCTGCCGTCGGCGTTCACCATGCGGGCGCGCGCTGTGATGACCGCGTTGCCAGTGTTGGGCTCGACGCTGCCCACGGCGAGCACTGCCACCAGTTCGCCGCTATCGAGGCGCACCACCAGCTCGTCGAGGGCTAGCCCGTCCACCGCTTCTTGCTCTTCCGTAGCCGGTGTCGCTATGCGGAATTTCGTCTGGTCTATTTTCTGGTACATAGCAGCCTCACGGTTTAATTGTGTTGTGGGAATAGATGCGGTGCAGCGCGTTCTTGCCGGCGGCATAGCTGACACCGCCGACACTAATGCGGCACACGGCGCGCATACCGATCGGCGTCACGCTATCCACGACGTCGATACCACGGTCTGTCACTACACGCTGGCCGGGCATCTGTGGCGCGAAGGCGGTGCCGCCGCCAATTAGATCAAACGGTGTGGATTCACTACAGTCTAGCACAGCACCGCCAACCGTTACGAGGCGGACACAGGGCTCCACGGCGTGCTTGATCTCTTCGATGGCGTGCGGGTAGATGATCCCATTCTTTGGCAGGTTGATGCAGTCAATCATTCGGCCAACCTGCGCAGCGCCAGCGGCGAGCGTGTAGTGCAGGAACATATCGTCTGTCACGCACTCGTGGCCGCCACCGCCACCGCCACCCGAACCGCTGGCCTGATAGATAACCGACACGCTGCCAATCAGCACGCGCCCGTCGTTCTGGTAGCAAGCAAGCGCGGTCGTCGTAGCGACGAGCGTCTGCGCGCCGCCGGCATACGAAGCGTCGTCGAGGTACAGATAATAGAGCACGGTGCCAGAACCAGACGTGCCGACGCTGGTGGCGTTGTAACTCACCGTCACGCTGCCCGCCGTCATGGTGAAGGCCGCGACGCTGATGGTGGCTGTGGTGGTGGTCGACGTGTAGGTGATAACGGTGGGAACCTTCGATTGCAGATTGCCGACGGTTATCTGCGGGAGATTGCGCTGGTCACCGATGCGTTGGTTAGAACCAGCGATGCGGAGGCCGACGCGGTTGCTCGACAAGTCCGAGACCGAGACGCGGCCGTACGTGCCCGAGTCAGCAATGTTGTCGAGGTTCTTACCGCTGTGAATGCCCTCACTGAAATCGATCCACGGTTTACCCGCATTGAGGCGCGACAGCAGCGGGCGACCGTAAGTAGAACCATCGTCGATGTCGTTGTCGAGGTTGCGCATACGCGTCAGCCAGATCGCGTCGAATTCGCCGATACCACCGTTCGACCCGCAAGCCAGCGTGAGGCGGAAGTATGCGGTCGTCGCCGGCGCGGCAGCGACGCCGGCCAACGCACCCCACGAAGTGGAGGTGGTGGACTGCAACAGCGAACCGCTGATGAGCACGTCCGCGCCCGTGTACCACGCGATCGCGATATAGCAGTTACCCGTCGCGTTCCCCATCTTGGCCATACAACCCGCACGCCAGCGGTCACCAGCGTCGCACGCGTACTTCTGCGTCGACTGGTAGCCGCTCAACGCTGCCGACGCTGTCAGCTTCAACGACCGAACGCCGGCATACTGCGTCGTCGTATCGTAAGTCTGAACCGAGTTGCCGGTGGTGAAGCCCCAGCCGATCGCCGGAATGTCCGCACCCATCTCGAAGTTCGCATTCATCACATCTTCGCTGCCCGACTTCGGCGCGAAGGTCAGGCTGTTGGCATTGCTTGCAATCTTGTTGAGGCAGGCTTGCCGCGCAGCGTAGACGTCAGTGAACTTGGAGCGGAAGGTGGTGCCGACGATGGTGGTATTGCCGCCGAGGTTGCTCCACAGAACCGGCGTGGTCAGTGTGGCCAAATAAGTCGTCAACGCACTCACGGCGGTGTCGTACGTTGTTTTCTCCGTAGTGACCTGATACAAGTCGGCACCAGCGTCGATACCAGCCTGCTCCGCCGTTATGGTGTCGCGGTCCTTAATGATGGTCGGCTTCTCGCCGGGGGTGAGTAGCGAGTCGCTGGAGATGTCGGTAATGCTGGCCAGCGCCGAAGTCGCGTCGGCTTGTGCAGCGTTGGCCGCTGCCTGTGCGGTGGCAGCGTTGGTGATGCCGGTAATCGCCAGCCGCGCCGGGTTGCCCTGTGCGAACAGGCTCGGCGTGGTGAGCTGGCCGATCTGCGGCTCCACCATGATGCGATCGAGCGTAACCACGCGACCCGAGACTGCGCTCATGTTCGTGTTGATATACAGCAGCTGATTCACGCTTGTGGACGCTGTGGTATCCACCGTCGCCGAGTACCGCGTGAACCCTGTCGTATTGGTGATAGATATGTTTGCGCTCGCGCGGTTCACGGCAGCGTCGTCTTTCAACACCAGACGAACCTGATGGCCCGAAACGCTAGCACGTCCATAGAACGAGATGATATATTTGCCCGGCGCGAGTGGCAGGTTGTAATCCGTGGCGCTCGCGCCGAAGACACAGTACGCACCGTTCGACGTGTTCGTAGTGGTGAGCTGGAGTGCGTTGCCGCCTGTGGCCAACGCATCCGCCACGACCGCAGCCGTAGTCAAGTTGAGGTTCAGCGCCGGTGCCGTTGTGGTCAGGTAACGTGCATATTCATCCCACAACAGATTCACGCCAGCGCCGGCAGTGTTACCGAACGTAACCACATCCGCGATCTTCTGCAGCAGTGTCTGACGCGCAGCATATACGTCCGTGAACTTCTGCCGGAACGTGGTGCCCACGATCGTCGTATCGCCGGACAAGTTCGACCACAATGTCGGCGTCGTCAGGGTGGCAAGGTACGTGGTGAGGGCGCTCACGGCGGTATCGTAAGTCGTCTTCTCCGTGGTGATGTTGTACGTGGTGGCCTGAGCATCGATGCCGGTCTGCTCAGCAATCAGCACGTCGCGGTCCTTGATGACCACAGGCTTCTCGCCCTGCGTCAGCAGGTTGTCAGAGGCAATGTTTGCCAGCGTAGCGAGCGCGGCTGTGGCGTCCGCCTGTGCCGCATTGGCCGCAGCTTGTGCGGCAGCCGACAGCCTGCCAGCCGCGCCCAGCTGCCACGCTGACGGGGTGATGGCGCTGCCGATGGCCGGCTCGAGCATGAAGCCGTCAAACTTCACCACGCGGCCAGCGACGCCTGAACGGTTCGTGTAGAGGAAGGGCAACACCGCCGTCTGAGAGGTCTTGGCGGTCAGGTCGAGCACCACCGCGATTCGGGTCCACGTGGACGCATCGACCACCGGGATGTCTACACCGCCCGAGAGGTACGTGTTGTCGTGGTTCGTCTTCAATGCCAGTCGGACAGCGTGGTTCGCGGTGCCGACGTAAACGTAGGCCGATAGAATGTACTTACCCGGCGGCAGTGGCACATTGTAGTCAGAAGAGCTGGTGCCGAGGTGCGCACCCTCGGAGACGTTCGTGCCGGCTGTGGTGAACGACATGCTGCCGCCGAGTCCGATGGCGTGGTTGACGGCGTCGAACGACGGAGCAGCTGCGCCGTTGAGCAGGCTCGTGGCCGGCAGAGGCGACGCGAGGAAGTGGGAATACTCGTCCCACATTTGATTCGCACCGTTGCCGCCAAGGTTCACACCGCGTATCGGACCGTCGTACGTGTTCGCCTTGAGGACGATGCTGTACGCCGTGGCAGCGGCGAGCGACTGCTGTGCGGCTCCATAGACGTTGTATGAGCACAGCTTCACATAGATCGTCTGTCCCTCCATGTACGGCTCGTAAGGCAGGCGGAACAGGTTGTCGTCGATGCGCGCGAACCGGGTGGTGCTGGCGTGTGAGCCGGCGGTGGTGCCGTAGCCACCGCGCGCCAGCGAAGACAGCGTGTAGCGCAGCGTCCCCGTCAAGGTCGCTGTCTGGTAGGCCAGGAACTCGCCGCCGTTGCTCTCCGCATAGCAGATCGTCCGGAAGTTATCGCGGTCCGCTGCGGTGCCCGAGAACAGCGAACCATGAGTGATGGTGACGTCCACCGTGTTCGTGTTGTCCGGCGCGGAACCGCCGGCATAGACGCCGGTAGTGGCGTTGAGCGTGCCTAGGCGCGACGGACCGGTCAGGTAGCCGGCCATCGTGTAATTCGCATTATCTTCACTCACCCATACCTGCGCACCACCCCACGCGGCAGCGGAACCGCTGGCAGCGATCCACAGCTCGAAGCCGGTTGGGCACATGAGCGACGGCGCGTTGATCAGCATGGGCGCGTTCACGCTGCCGGGGTCGGCACCGAAGTCCGGGAGGAAGCCCTGCATCGGCTGCGTCGTGTAGCGCGGCGCGCTGGCAGCTTGTGCCATCACCTCTTCGGCTTCTATGCTCAAGCCGTCGTCCTGCTCTTCGATGGAAATGATGCGCACCAGCTGTTGAGACAGCCCGCTGATAGGGTCGTCGAGCGTAACGTAGTCCATCAGATCCAACAGGCTGAACCGAATCGACAGATCGAAGGCAAAGGTGCGGCGCACGTACAGTTCACGCTGGAGCATCATCTGCGCGATATCGCGGCCAATGACCGGGTCAGTGATGTGGTGCGCAGTGATAATGGATTTGGAGCGCAGCCCGCGCAAGTCGATGTCGGCTTGATCCTTAGCCTCGACGACCGTGATGTTGTAATCGTTGTCCTTGTCGCACACCTCGAGGCGGATGTGGTTGTACGCCTCGGCCAGCGGCTTGCGAGTGATGGTGACGTAGCCCTCATTCTCGCCGACGCCACGGTAATCGCCGGGACCGATGTTGTACTGCGGCGTCAGGTCAGGCGTGTACGTGCCATCGGTGCCGGTGATGGCCTCGTCGCCGTACGGCACGAACACGAGCTTCCCCTGTGTCCATACGAGGGCGCTGTTCGTAGCCTCGGCGATGTCGTTGAGGAAGCTAGACGCCGGGCGCTGCGTCTCTTCGAACGGCGACAAGTAGATGCCGCGCGCGAGGCAGTAGTTATCGAACGTCGTCAACGTGCCAAGGAAATTAAACCCGGCACCGTGTTGAGCGTTGGTCAGGTAGTCGGTGACGATATCTTTCGGCTTAGCACCGGCACGCGTCGCATTATGGAACAAGCCTGTGAGGTCGAAGTTATAGTTCGGCAGCGCGGCACTAGCGCCGAGATCAATGTCCGGGCCGGCAACGTACGCGGTATTCGCATACGCCAACGCGTGCGTCGGATAGTTGCTCGTCATGTAGGACCATGCCGACTGACCCGGCTGCCCTTGGAACAGGGTGAAGCCGGCTGCCGAGAGCGTCATTACTTCCTTGTCTTTCCACACGCGGTTGATCGCGCCACTCGCGCCAACGCTTTCGCCTAGTGCCAACAGGAAGGTCACGTTATAGGTGTACGAATAAGTCGTCTGCGGCTTAGGGCCACCCTTACCGCCCGTCTTCTGCTTCTCGGCGTGTTCCACCGAGCGGAACCCGACATAGTCGATGACCTGCCCGGCGCAACGGTTGCGGCCATAACGCAACGCGAGCGGCAGCCCGTATGAGCTGGTTTGAACTTGCAGACCGTTGATCGGCGTGGGCTTGTTAGCCTTCGGGGTCTTCGGGGAAAATAAACCGCTCATGGAAATATGCTCCAAAAACTATGCAGGCGGGTGGAGTAGTCAATCTCGGACAGCTGCGCCATAACGCAACCCTGCCCGATATACGAATGAATGAACGTAAGCGGTTCCAGGTCAATAATGATTGAAGCGTGCGATACAGTGCGGCCGAATTGGAACATAGCGATATCGGCCAGCTTCGGGGATTCGACGCGGCGTGCGCCGACGCTGGCCAAGCCCTCGAGGTATAGCTCTTCGTTCCGGTGCATATGCCATTCCGCGGCATACGGTCGCGGGTCGAACCCCACGAGGAAGCCCTGCGACTGGTAAACGCACAGCGGCATCATGCAGCAGTCCGCGCCGACACCTTTGACAGCGCCTTCGTGATGGTATGGCGTGCGAAGCCATGTGAAGGCTTCGGCGACGATTGCCTCGCGGATGAGTTGTTCGCGGTTCATTGCCGGTAGCTGCTCTGATTGGTACGACCGCCACCAGTGGAACCACCGGGGGAAGAACCTGTGCCACCCTGCGAGCCGCCTGCTGGCGGGTTGGAACCGCCCGAGTACATGGTTTCAGGCGACGGCACCCAAGGGAAGCCGCGGAAGTTCGGGAGGTTGCCGTAACCGACGCAAGAGGTTTGCAGCTTGAAACAGCTGGGGTAGCCCGTCAACGAGTCGCCTGTGCCCGGTGCTACCGGCAGCGCCGGGGATATGGTGGCCACATTGCTCGCGTGTAGGCGTATCGTGCGGGTCAGCCCAGCATTTGGGCCGGAACCACACTTCAACACGCCGAGCGTGTAGTACCCGTCGGCCTTCGTGACGCCAGCGCCCGACAGGTTGATGCTCTTGTTCGTCGAGCCAGCGCCTACGGTGCCGGAGTCGGTCAGTGCGGGGATGGACTTCGTGCAGGCCGCATCGCCGAACGTGTTATTGCATGGCGGCATATACAGCGCCTTCGGCATGGGGACGTCGAGGTATCCCACGAGGTCCTTCACCTTCAGGCGCATGACACCCTGATCACCGTCCACGTCGGAGACGTAGCCGAAGAACCACTGCACCGAACCGGGGGTCAAGTCGGCCCAGCTCGACAGGAACAGGCGCTCAATGGTCACCAGCGCGCCGTCGAGCTCGCCTTCCTGTATGCAGCGCACCAGCGGGCGGCCATTCAGCATGACGCCATTATCGGTGATGTTGACTGTGATGTCGTCGACGTCGATGCCCACCTTGCGGGTGATGGCACCACGCGTGATCAGCGGACCGCGCGTATAGGTGCCACTCGCGACGGTGAAGTCTTGGTCACCACCTGACCACCGCAGCACGGTTGAGTCTGGCAGGACGAAGGAGTACAAGTCCGCACAAAGAATCTGCGGGGACTGGTTGAGGATTGTTTTCGTGGCGGCGGAGGCGGTCAGCATTATGGTTTCACGCTTCGGAAGTTGAAGGAGGATTCCCACACAGTGGAGAACACCCGCGCCATGGACCAGCGGTCGTCGAGCAGGCGGCAGCGATAGCGGTAATTCCCGGTCCACGACAAACCGGCCCCGGTCGGCGGCGGCACAGCCATCGTCACACCGCCCGAGGTGTTGAGGCTGTAGTCCGTCTGAGTAACAGCGGCGGTCGTGGTGGGGATGTACAGCCCCGGGACCGAGCCTTCCTCAATCTGAGCACCCCACGCGTAGAAGTCGGGCTGCTGCTCGCCCGCGAGCGACCCTTGGCTCAGCATATACAGCCGGTTATTCGTCGCGCCGGCGCTGCACACGAACGTCACGAAGTACCGCTGCCACGACAGCGTGAGGGTCAGATCTTGTATTGAAACCGATGTGCCGTTCAGTATCGTCAGGCGGAAGGTTGAGTTCGTGGTGTTGCCGCGGAGCCAGATGCTCGCGACGTACGGCTTACCGGGGGTCAGCGCATTGGTCGGTGAGTACACACCGGACGAATCGCCAGACGTACCGCCGACACCCTTGTCGAGTTGCACACGGTCCGCCGTGACAGTTCCGTCCGGTGCGGTGGCCGCATTGGCAGTGACTACCGGAGCGACGCCAGTGCCGGCGTTGAACTTCGTCCACGTGGCGTCGTCGAGCTGCGCCGACTTAGGCGTGAAGTTCGTACGCGGGAACGGCGACAACAGCTGCGGCACGTTTGTGAAATCGCGCTGGTAGATAGACAGCGGCAAGCTCCGGTCGGGATACCACACCGGCTCGAAGCCATCGTTCGACGCTGGCCAGAACGCCGGGTCAACACGAACCGGAACTGTGGTGGTGGCGATGTAATCCGTCGCCGAGGAACCTTCTTCCAGCTGTGCACCCCACACACTCAAGTCGGCATACTTCGCCGTTCCGTCGTTGCCTAGCAGCAGCAGTCGGCACGTATGGTTCGCGCCGAGGGTAGCGACGAACGACAGCTGGAACCGCTGCCACACCGCCGTGACGTTGCAGAGCACCTTCGTCGCACTGTTGTTATCGAGGCGGATAATTTTCGTACCGCTGCCGTCGTTGTTACGGAGCCACACGCTCACCGTATAGGTGCGCCCGATTATGGTGCCGCTGGCGGACGGTGAATTCGTGACCGACCAGTCGGTGCCGGCAACGCCAGCACCGATGTCGTAGACAATACGGTCGGCGGTAACAGTGCCGTCGGGTGCCACGCAATAATCAACAGTCTTGGCCGGGGTGACACCGCTGCCGGAGATTGATGTGCCCCACGTGGCGACGTCCTGCGATTTCGACAGGAGGTTCGTACGCGGGTTATCGGGCAACAGCTGCGGCGTTCCAATCATGCCGTCGCGAACCAGCGTGCCCTGAAGCGCGCGCTGGAGCTGGAACGCTGTGGCGCTGCCGTTGCCTACGCCGAAGCCCATGTCAACCACCGAACACATCTCGGGGTCGCTGAACAGGAAGTAGGAGCCGCGCCCTTGCAGCTGCGCGAACAGCGACGCGAGCGTTGTGGCCTCCGGCGCGCTCAGGTACTCGCGCAGCGCGTTGAAGGTAATGGTCCATTCGTACCGCGGATAACTTTCGTAGCTTATCGACGTCTCACGGCCCGACGGCGTGTTCTGCACGTTGGACGTGAACACGCCGACGCGCTCGTAAGCGATGTCCGCACCGGGGAAGCTGGGGAGGATTAGGTCGCCCATGTCAACCTCCCGGCCGCATGTTGCCGGCGTGGCCGCTCACAGCCTTCGCGAGCAGACCGGCGTTATCGTAAGCCCATCGTTTCATGGTCTTCGTGTCCATTGTGTGGATGTGAATATGTGTGTCGCCCTTGCTATCTTGGCGGCCCGAAGCGATAACCGAGCGGAGGCCGCTGGCCAAGTCAGCCGGCAGCACCATTTCGTCCTTATGGATCTGCGCCAGCTGGTCAGACGGCACCTGCCCCCAGCCGCCGGCAGCTGACGCCACCCTGCTGACCATGCCGATGACCACACCCATTCCCGCCACAGCCATCGCGGGGGCCAGGAACGGGCCGACGTAGGGGATGCCGGCGATCGCCTTGTAGATGCTGGTGAACACCTCGGCACCATTGGTGATGATGTTCTTAATGGCAGCGCCAGCCGTCAACGCCGTGGACGTGGTGGCAGCCACAGCCTCGGCACCCGTACGCGCGCCGGCACCGGCTACCGTGGCCGCCGTCTTGGCCGCCTCGCCGGTGATGTGGGACATCACTGTCTTCGTGACCCAGTCGATCGCCTGCCCTGCCATGTCGCTGAATACGCTTTGCATGGTGGAGCGGAGCGAGTTGCCTTGGATGATAATGCCTTTCAGCGCGCCGCTCATGGTGGTCTGAATCTTGTGCGCCGTCTGTTCGTTTGCGCGTTGAATCTGTTTATGATAGGCCGCGTCCGCCTTCAGATCGGCTTGACGCGCCTGTTCGCGCGCGAGACCAATCTGCGCAAGGTCGGCCATCACCGTCTTCACATCGCCTTTGTCGAGCTGCGCCTTCTTCGTGTAGTACGCGATATCGGCTGCGAGCTGTTCGGCGTCGAGCTTCCGCTCGGCTTCGAGCACCTGCGAGTTCGTCATGCGCTTGGCAGCGAGCGCATCTTGCAACGCTGCCCGGTCCGTGTCGCGCTTGGCATCGGCGAGCGCCTTCGCGTTCGTCAGCGCCTGCAAGTCCATCATCGTTTCTTGCGCGTCGGTAGCGATGTCGTCTTTGATCATCTGCGCATTGCGGGCACGGTTGTCCGCGGCCAGCTGCTCATTGAGGCGGTGTACCTCGGCTCCCTTGCCGTGGTACAGCTTCATCGCAGCAGCCAGCTCCCGCTCGTCGGCAGCGACGCGTTCCTTTGAACCTGCCAGCGTAGCGTCGCGCTCTTCCTTCAACCCGCGCATGATTTCGCTATGCGCTTCTTTAGCCCCGGCGCTGCTAGCGTGGTCGGACTTCGAATCCAGCTGGCGCTTGATTGAAACAGACTCACGCAACGCCTGATCGTATTCGTCCGTTCCCTTCTTGGCCGACTGGAGCTTGGCCTGCCAGAACACCTGTTCGTCCTGCAAGGACATCCGGTGGGCGAGCTGCTGCTCTTCGAACTGCCGGCGGTCACCTTCGGTAGCCGCGCGGTCTGCCTTGGCGTCGATGGTGTGGCCAGCCAAGTCGTCGGCGATCTTCTTGGCAGTGTCGGCGGCCTGCTGCTGTGCCGCTGCCTTTACCTTGTACGCGGCGATCTCTTTATTGACCTGATCTAGTTCCCACGTCTTCGCGCTGAAGTCGTCACCCGCCTTCTTGCGATAGGCGATGACGTCATTCAGTTCCTTCTGGCGGATGATAAGCGCGCCCAGCGCGTCGTCATCAGTCGGGGCCAGCGCGTGCGACGCCATGCCTTTGATATTGGAGAAGAACTCCTTGACCTGCATCCATGCGTAGAGCACGCCATGCGCGTCTTCGATTTCCTGCTGCGCCGTCCGATGTATGTGCGAGGCGAATGCTGCCATGCCCGCGTCGGCAGCGCCCTGATGGTCGCCAGCTTCGTCCAGCGCCTTGATGTGCTCGTACACGGCAACGGTGAGGAAGTGGTACTGATTATTCAGCTCCACCACCGCCTTCACCGGGTCGTCGCGCAGCTTGGCAAACTCGGCGATCACCTGCTCGATGCTCTGCCCGGTCATCTTGGACATCTGTATCGCTGCCACACCGATGTCGTACATCTGCCCGGCTTCGATCTTGCCGGACTTGACCATCTCCAGCGTCGCTTCCTGCGCAGCTTCTTGGTCATGCGTTACCGCGTGCAAGCTGTCCGACAGCTGGTTCAGCTTACCTATGGTCACGCCGGACGCGCTGCCGGTCAGCGCCAGTGTGGTCGCGAACTCCTGCTGCGTCTTCTCGGCTTCGAAGGTGCCGTAGATCAACCCGCCCATCGCCGCCACGACAGCGCCGATAGCCAGACCCATCGGCGTGAATACCATCTGCAGGAGGCCGGTGGTGCGCGCCAGCGTGGTCGTTGAGCCGATCAGCCGCGTGTAGTTACCACGCAGCCCTTCGCCCAGCATCACCGACAGCTCACGCGTGGTGCCGGCGGTCATGCCGCCGAGTGCCCCTGTGGCCACAGTCTGCTCGGTTATGGCCGCAGCGGCGACGCGCGCCTCTTGTGCGACCTTCGTATCTACCACCGCCATCTCGGCCGCCGCCTTGGCGGCCTTCTCCATCGCCGCAGCCGTGATCGCTGCGGTCTTGGTCAGTTCTTTCTCAACCGCGTCGAGGGCTTTGAATGCCGCTGCGACGTCTGCGGTGCTGTGGACGCCGGCTTTCTGCACAACGTCCAGCGCGCTCTCGGCCGCAGCCAGCTCTTCGAAGCTGGTGATGTTCTTGTCAAGGATGTTGTCGAATATCTTCGACGCGGCGGTGAAGTCCGCCATCGAAGCCGCCATCGCATCGGTGCCGCCTTTAACCGCAGCGGCACCGCCGGCCATACCCGTCTGTAAATTGGAGAAATCGGCCGTTAGCGCAACATTGATCTCTTCGCCTGAATTGCCAACGCTCATCGGCCGATCCTCTGTTATCTATTCATGAACTCGGTGAGTGCTGCGATGTTTGCTTCACTCTGCTCGGGATCCACAAGCCCCGCGTCAGCCGTGTCCCTATCCATCTGCTGTGGTGCAATCCGCGCCAGGATGGCGAGGCTTACGCACGGAGGGGGCCACTTCTTCCAGAACTTGTTTATTGCTAAAAACTCCGGCCAAGTCATTCGCCACGCTTGCTCAAATGACTGGCCGGTTCCCGCTACGACTTCGGCCACGACGTCTAGGAGGTTCAGGTCCCAGAAGGCGCAGCCGCCGCTTCCCCCTTGCCGTCACCGCTACCCGCTTCGTCGATGAACCCATTGCGCACGAAGATCGCAGCGATGACGTCACCGAAGTTGACGGTGTCGATGTTTTCCTTCAGGTCCTGTGCCGTAACGCTGGAGCCCGATGCCTTGAGCGATTCCAGCGCGACCGCCACGGTGGCCTCGCGTGCTGCCGAACTGGCGAAGTTCGCGCCGCCCGGTTTCATCAGCAAGTCCAGTTCGTCCTTGAGCTTCTCCAGCTGTGCGAAGTTGAGCGCAGCGAAGACGAGCGTGAGCGCGCCGACTTGCATGGGTTTTCTTTGCAGGGTAGCCATGATCTTTTCCTTGTAGACTGTGGGGTGGTGCTGCGGTTGTTACGGTGGAGGCTAGGTATCAGCCCGACTTGTCGTTGGTGGACCAGTCGATCACCTTGCCGGCGGCGTTCGCCATGCACATCCACTCGAAGTTCGGCAGCGCGAAATCGTTCTGCTTCGTGGCGAGGGACAGCTTGGAGGCGACGCACGCGTATAGCTTGACCGCTGGCACAGCGCCCGCGCCGTAACCGCCGGCGAGGATGAGGCTGAACGTGGGCGCAACGCCGACGGTCTGCTGCGACATGGAAATGGTCTGGCTGTTCGTGGCGATGGTGTAGCTGTAGGAGATCAACGGGAACTTGCCGACGTCCGCGGTGTTGAAGGTGAACACGCCAGCGGCAACGCTGTACTGACCGGCGGCGGGTGCGGAAGCGACTTTGGTGAACGGCAAGCCAGTCGCCGCATCCAACACTTCCCAGTCTTCCACGAACGTCGCGGAATTGGTAACGGTGAGCTGGAAGGGAGTGGTGGGGATGGCTGCCATGACTTCACGGTTGGCCACAGCGGTCTCGCCGGCGGCGAGCGTGGCACCGAAGAAGATGTCGTTGAACAGGCGGGCTTGGATGTTGGCGCTGGATGCCTTGCCCGTGATCTTGCCATTGCCCTGACCGACGGCAACGGCGAAGTTGAGCTGACCGAACAGCTCCTTCGTCGTCCACGACAGATCGAGGGACACGTTCTGCAACGTGCCGAAAGACTGCGGGGTCGCATTGGCGGTGGACCCCTTCGCGTACAGCGTGCCAGTGTGGAAAAAGAGTTGCATGGTGGTTCTCCTGTAGCTTCGGGGTTAGCCCGCAGCGTCAAGAACGGCTTGGATCAGCGCCGCCTTGTCGTCAACGGGGATCAGGGCCGAGCCGGTGGTGACGGCGCGGTGGTGGTGGCC